ACTCAAGGACTTCAAAACGGTCAATGCCGTGTTCTGGTGCGTAGTCAGATAAATCATCTTCCCAATATTTTTTGTTGTAGTTTTCTCCAAAGGATATTACTTCGTCAATTACCTGTCCTCTAAAGTATGGACGCTTTTTAAGCATACGCATTTGTGAGCGAGACATTTTGTGACGCTCAATAACAAACTGCGCTTCATCCATATTGTTTGCATCTGGGTCTGGATAGAAGTTCCAGACAGACACATGGTCTACTTGAGGAACTGTTTTAAACAGTGGGTCATACTCACCATCGTCATTCCAGTTTGGATATTCTTTATCTTTAGCAAACGGACCTTTCATAATGCCAGTGCCAAACAAAGCCATTTCAAAAGAACTGCTTCGTAAATTTTTGTTTGCACCAGACTCTTCTAACTGGTCGTGTATTTTCTTCTGCATCTTTTTAGCTGCAATCATAGCGGGGCTAAATTCAATAGCAGTGGGTGTTTTACCCGGACCTTCTTTTAATTTTTCTTGAACGGGTTCGAGTTTATTTTGGAACACACCAAGTTTCTCAGTGAGACTTTTAGCTGTTGCGCCAGCAGGTAATTGCATTCCATCGCCCGGAAAGCCATACGGACTCGTAAGCGCAGTAGACGCTTGCATTTGTTCAGGTTCTTTTGGGTCGAAGTGTACATCGGCAACTACCCCTTCAGGAAGTTCTGTAGGCTCAATAGAAAGAGGAAACTTATTATTAGCAAATAAAACATCAACGATTTGACCATATGCAGCAAGTGTTTTAGTTTTAGTAACTTTGATAAATATGCGAGACTTTTCTGACTCAGTAAATTGAACATCTGGCCCATATAAACCTCTGTAATTTCTGTAAGCACGTAACCATCGTTCTTCATCCTGATAACGATAGTCTTCAGCTCGACCATATCGTTCCATTATAAAAGGAATAATGCTAGATACATCAGCATCAAATTCTACAGAATCATCCGTATCTTCTAACGCAATAGCATCGTCTTCAATCATGATGTCATCTTCAGCCATATTTTATTCCTTAATATCCAAAAGTAGCATCTGCAACCTGCATACTGCCACTGGGTCTACCCATAGGGTCATAATCAAATATACTAAATCTTGGACGTGACATTATACCATATCTTAACGCATCGTACAAGTGGTCTTCTGCTTTCGTGTCCACATCTTCTGGATTCTTTTTATCCAACGGTATGGACGGTAGTTGGGAGATAATGTTCGTACAACTATCAAAGAAAACAAGTCTAGGCTCTTCTGTAAATTCATCTACCTGTAAACGTCTGTGTATTTCATTCTTACCTGCTACACGGCTACCACGGCTGCGGTCTGACGGTCTCCACCTACAACCTCTGCTTATCATCTGTTCTGCAAGAGATGGGCCAGTATCACCCCGTTTATGCCAAAGGGAACTGTCCAAAACACCGTACTTAATATTACCATCTTCAGCTTCCAACTCTAATATCATGTCAGCCAAGTCAGTAGCTAAGACTTTTGACACATACAATTCCCTGTACACAATGATTTGCTCAGACGGTGCGACAGCGCACCATACAACACCACTGTAAGAACCATACCCGTAATCACATGCTCTAAACTTAACCCAATTGCTAGGAATATTAAAAGGTTCAATAACATGAATATCACGGTCAAACTCTGTGAACGCAGCACCCTCTTTAATATCCCAATCACCGTCCAAGAGTTGCCGTCTTTGCTGCTCTGGAAGTGATAAGAGCATGGCTTCGTAATCCCCAGATTCCGAAAGATAGGGATTGTCAGATAACCTAGCAGGAATGAACCTACGTTTAAATAAAGGTCTGCCAGCTTTGCTATGCCCTGCTGGATACCTGAGAATTTCACCCGTTTCAATATCTGTCGCATCGTATGCCTTATTGTATGGTGCTGGGTCAATAAACATTTTCTTTACCCAGTGATGTCCTCTTCCACCGGGGTTTGTAGTTGCCCTCATAAAGATAGGCAAGTCAGGGGCAGTGGACCGTAGACGACTTCGCATGTAGTTCCATGCATACGGGTTTCCCCATTGTGTTAGTTCGTCAAAGCCTATCCAGCTAAAAGCTAGACCCTGATAACGCAGGACATCTTCATCTCTGTCAAGGTATGACATCCACAACCTCGCACCAGATGGCGCAGTCCACTGCATCTTTCTTTCTGACCATTTTATTCCGGGCCAGATTTTTGGATAGAGTTCCTGTGATTTAAATATTAGTTCACGTAACTCTTCCGTAGTATGTCGGAGCAGCAAACCACTAAACTGTGGATGCCCCATGTAGCGAAGCGGGTCTGCAAGCATAGCATATGATTTACCACCACCTGCTGAACCACCGTAAAGAACCTCACGTTCACTCGCTGCAAGAAAGTCTGTCTGTGGGCCGGGGTTGGGTTTGAATAGTACATTAGCATGTTCTTCAACTGCTTCTGTTTCGTATTCAATATCCTGTATATTAACCTGCGGCTTTTGCGCCTGTTCTTGCTTCTTCGATTTCTTGCGCTTTGGCGATTGCCTTTTCCGCATACTCTGCCCACTGGCGGATGCTTTTAGCTTGGTTCTTACGCTTTCGCTCATGTTGTAACCGCTTTCTTAATCCTACATGCGATATGTATCTACCGCTATTTGTACTCAGCCAGTTAGCTACTTCACGATAGCTGTATTGATTTGTATACGCTCTGGCCTTTTCAAGCAAATCCAACTCAGTTGGAATGGGGTCAAGAATGTCGGGGTCTTCTTCATTTTGCTTGTAACCAAATGGTACAGTACGTGCAATGCGTGGTATCTGTACCCATTCGTTTTCTTCTTTAATGTCTGTTGGCTGTGGTAACTTCCAACGCCCTGCTGTTCTAGTCATTTGTTTCTTTTTGAACCCGGACCAGTTAACGCTGAACCTTGTCCTGCTGGTTTTGGTTTAAAAGCGGCTAAAAAACTTCCTACAACTGGTACAGAACGTAACGCATATTTTTTTGCTAGTTCTTTCGCTGGTGTTTTTGTTAAACCTTTTATTATTTCTTTTTGTTGTTGTAAAAGTGCCTTTCTTATTTTTACATCTTCAGCATTTAAATTTTTTGGTTTTATAGCGTTTAACTGGTCAATTTTCATTTGAGCAGTTTTAATTTTAGTATCTTTAGCTATTGATGCGTGTCTAGTTTGTGCTTTTGTTTTAGGTTTTTTAGTGCGATTACTCATTAGTCATCGTCCTCTACTTTAGCTTTAGCTGGCATAAGCATAACACCACCTGCTGCTTCTACCTGCACCTTTTCTGTTTTAATTAAACCTGTACGGTCAAGCAGTTCTTTTGCTGCTGCCATCTTATCACGAATACCAAGTTCAGTTGGGTCGTATAGTGCGCCTGTTACAGCCATAGCAGCTTTAGGTGCATTACGTGCCATGTACATCTGCGTTGCTTCTAGTATCTCTTCTTTGAGACCTTTTACAATTGCAGTTGTAGCAGTAGTCTCTGAATACCCTGCTAGTTTCTTAGCGGCAACTACGTCACCGCCAGCCTCTTCAAAGAGGACTTCCAGAAACTTCTGTTGTCTTTCGTTTAGTTCTCTAGCCATTAGTCTAACAACTTTTTAAGTTTATCTATTACTTTAAATCCTAAAAACTTATCCTTATTTGTATACTTCTTTGCGTAGTTAGCTTTTAACCTTGCGGGTGCATTATCAGGATAAGGTTTTGGTTTTGCCCCAGAAGGTTTATCTTCTTTCTTTTTAGTAAATCCTATTTGTTGTGCTAATGAATCGCCCATTATTTTAACTCCCCATGATGCATAGCATGTGCTAACTTATGGCTACGTCCTTTTACCTGCACAGCCCAACGGCTATCTAACATTTCACGTGATGCAGTAGGAAAGTCTCCCTCGTATACAGCAGCCCACATTTTTTTAAACTTACACAGTCTTGGCACACCCATATTAAATGCCATGTCTACAAGTACAAGCTGACGTACAGCGTCTAAATCTGCTACGCAAGGGTGCGCTTTTAACAGTTCTTCTTCGACTATCTGCACGTCATTCTCTAATAGATATGCAGCGTCAGTCTCAGTAATGCCATGCTCATACACTGCTTCTATGTTTGGAAAATCCAAAGTGTCAAGTTCTTCTTTAGTAATGCCTCTGTCTTCAAGATTTCTGCCCACACCTATTGTGTCAATACCTAAAGTATCTTGATATACCTGAAGACGCAAACCTTCACTCTGGACAAGCTGTTTGATTAAGTGTGTACGAATATATTTCATTTACTGCCCCTTGATTCTCTACCTAGATAGATACCATACACACCTGTCATGACACCCATTATAACAGATACGAATGCTGACTGTTGTGTTGTAGGGTCTTCTAAATTCATAAACCATTCTGCACAACGCCACGACATTGCAACAGAAGCAATCATAGTTAGTTTGGCTGTAACATTAAATTGCAGCCATCGTTTCCACCAATCAACCATTATTTTTTCTTCTCAATAAAATTGAAGGACGCAATTTTTTACGTATAGCTGCTCTTGCTTTTTGTGATGTACTGTTTGCAGGAGTTGGTTTACGTCTAATTGTTCCCAAAGCTAATCTTCTTTGTGAACTCATTAACACTTTTTTATTTATCATTATTTATTTTTTCCGAAGAATTTAGTTGCGCTACGAACTCCAAAAGAAGCGGCAACGATAACTCCCAAGGAATATTGATACCACTCAGGCATCTTGTTGAGTTGTTCAAATCCATTTTGCACTACACCTTCCATGCCGGGTATGAAGGCTAATATTAACGGAATACTAAATAAAATTACCAGCCACTCGTCTTTCCAACTTGATGATGAAGCACGAGCCATCTCCAAGTCCCAATCAATTTCACCCGTAGCTTTTTTCTGCATCACCACAGCTTCAGCTTGGGCCTTTGCTACTTTAGTAGCTGACTGTGCTTTCTTTTCTTCTACCTTGCCCTCAAGCCACGTAGAAGCAATATTACTTATCGGTCCTATCAGTGCAGCTAACATTATGCACCCCTTCTGAATTTAGCGGTTTTCTTTGATATCGCTTTAGGCTGTCTGACGAACTGCTTACCAGCACGAGTTCCTTTTCTTTTAGCACGGGTTGTTGCTGCATACTCTTGCGGGGATAACGCTTTGATAGCTGCTGTCGGTAAATACCGTTCACCAGTTTCACTGGACGGTTTGCCACTTTTGGTTCTCCACTTCTGCTTACCCCAATCTTTTAAACTCTTTTGAGATTTTTTAAGTGCCATCATAAACCTTTCAGATAAAATGCCCATGCAACTAAAATAGCAAAACCAAATAAACCTATTATGCCAAGTATAGCTATTGTGCTTATCTCAATCCATTTTTGCATTTTACGTCTACGTGCCTCTGCTGCAGCTAGTCTATCCTTACGTGCCTGTGCTTGAAATTTTATCCAATCAAACCAAAGTCCGGGTCTGCCTGTATATATCATAAGCTGCTTTAATTCTTCTTCTTGCTGTTTTAATTTTTCAAGATGCATAAACTCCTCTAAGTCTGCACCACCAGCACCCCGTCTTTTCTTTTCACCTCTTCTGCGTAAATCTTCAGTAGCATTTACATACTTACCTACTTGTGAAGCAACATCAGCAATTTCTTTACCATTTTTAATTGCTGTCTTGATGGCGGCAAATGCTGCATTAGCTGCAAGTATTTCTGCTAACATTTGCTACTCCACAATTTTTACGATATAAGTTTTACCGTCTGGTCCTTTGTCTATTTCAACTGTTTTATTTTCACAAGAATATCGCACAGTTCCAGTATCTTTATACAAGTTTCTTTCTATTGTACGTTTTGCTTTTAAGCATTTAGATATTTGCTCAAATGGTGTATGCTCTGCAACATGCCCTGAAAGATATAATATTAATGTTATTGTTTCAGTGACCATTTGTCATTTTCTCGATACGTGTTTCTATAGCAGCAATACGCTTTTCATAGAACTCCAATGTTAATTTTTGCTGTTGGTCATGTGGCGCACGACCTTCATCTATTTGTGATGTTAATTCATCTAACTGGTCAGCGAGGTGTTCTATTAACATAAACTGCTCAGAGTCAGCAGGTAGACTTCCCATTTCACCACGAGGCCACTTAATACGAAACTCTGTGTTGTGGTCTACATTAGACTTCATCATAGTGATGTTAGTCTCTATAGTATTAAGCCGTTCTATAATACCAAAGTATGCCCATGTTGCAAGTGATGCTGCAGCAACCATACTGATGATGTTGCGAAGGGGTAGTGCAACTTCTGTATTCTCGTTTAGTTTTGCAGCCATCTATAGGTCAAGCCTTTCGGGTCTTGTACCCACCACCAGCTTTTTTATAAGCCACCGCAAGCATTTGGGCTTTTCTTGCCGACCACTGACCCGGCTTACCGCCCTTTGAACCAGCTTTAATCCTGTTAAATAAACGCTTACGTAACTCAGGTTTTGTGTAGTTACCAGCTTCGTTAACCCTGCTTTTAGGTTTCTTTGGTGCTTTACGAGCCATTGTTATTCCGATCTAACCAAAGTACGTTTTAGGTTTGTTACGTTTATTAACATTCTTTTTATGTACTCCGGGTCTACGTTTGGGTCTTTTCTTTTCTAATTTATCCGTAGCGTAAAACTTAGCCATCTCTACTATCCCAATACGGTGTTCCGTAGTCGTGAAGTATTTCTTCCCCCGCCTTTATATCTTTTGTGGCAAAGAATGTGATATACTCTTGATTATCATCGTCTATCTC